TTTTCCAGTTGAAGATCTCATTACATTAGCTTGTTGGTTTGCCATATCAGTTCTCATTTGCATATTACCATTACCAGCTCTGACACTTGTATTGTTTGATTGATTATGTTGATATTGTTGGTTTACAATTTTTTCTGCTTTCATTGATTGTTGTTCTTGAAGTGTTTGTCTTTCTATATGATGTTGTCTTGATCTTTCGAACTCATCATAATTTAATTGAGTTTGAGATGATTGAAGTTGTCGAGGTGTTTGCCTATGATCATCTGAAAATTGTTGTTGCATTGGTTGTTTATGTTTTTCTTGCTTTTGTTGTATTGATTGTTGCTGTTGTTTCTGTCTTTCTTGCTGTCGTTGTTTCTGTCTTTCATGAACTTGTTGTCTTTGAAGTTTTTCTTTATATTCTTTTTCAAGTTGTTTTTTATAATTTTCAAGTGTTCCATCAAATTGTTTTTGACGTTCAGTTTCAAATTTTTGTTGTTTTTCTTTATATTGTTTTTCCATTTCAAGTTTAATTTGTTGTTGAGTTTTTGCAAAATTTTCTTGTTCTTTACGTTCATTGCTTTCTATAATTTCATTTAATTTTAAAAATGCATCATTTCCTTGGTATATCTTTTTATTTTGATTATTATCAATAATTAATAATGAAGGCACGTACTTCAAATTAAATGAATTATTTAAATTTATATAATTTCTTATTTTTTCATTATCAATACACATATATTTTATATTAGAAATTTTTTTACATTCTTTTAAAAATATATCACAATGAGATGAAAATTTACTATAAATACATATAATATTAGATATATTACTAGACATTTTAAATAATTTAAAACTTTTTGTTTAAATTATTAAATTATTATATAATAAAAATGTCTAATATAACATGTGAACCAAAAGATCTTTCAGATCTTAATGAAAATAATATGAGATATGTTGGTTGGGAAACTCTTTCAAAACAATCCCCAGAATTAAGAATATTGTTTAGTGAAGATGTTTTTAGAAAGATATCTTCAAAAATAACCGAATTATTAAAAGACGTTCATCCACAAGGAAACCCTATAGTTGTTTCTAATAGAGTTATTGGTCATATGATTTCAAGTATTTATGAAAACGAACCGATTTCAGGGGCAACAACAGGAGATATATATTCAAGGTTTATTATACCACAAAGTACAGAAAAATATTGTATGTTACGTTCAATTATAGAAAGAACAATTAATAATATTTCAGATTATGTAAGAAATGAATATGAAATGGCTGAAAATAATAAAAAATTAACTGTATGGACAACAATGTATGGAGATTTTAATGATCATGGTTTAAGAGCTCATGCCCCAATTAACGTTCGTAAAAAACGTCCTCAAAGTATGATGTTCAATATGAATTATTAATTTATTAATTTATTAATTTATAATATTAACTATTATAAATTAAATGATATCATTCTATTTTTTTAATCATCAATATAAAGACTATCTAAATGCTAAGAAAAATAATAAATTATTAAATAGTAACAATTATTCTAATAATAAATTAGAATCAAATATTCTTATTTTAGATAAATATATATCAACATATGGTTTTGTTTTTTAATCTGATTGAAATAACGATTCACTAGTTATATTTTTTTCTAATTTTTTATAAAATTTTTTTGCCTTTGGATTGCATTTAATATTTTTCCAATCAATATTTATAATTGATAGACCTTCTAAAGATTTTACTCTAGACAATGCAACGTAACCCATTCCATATTCAAAAATATTACTTAAATCTATTTTTGCATAGTCAATTGTACAACCCTGTGATTTATGAATACTAAATGCATAACCTAATTTTAAAGGAATTTGACAAATGGTCGCAATTACTTTATCATCATCTTTAAATTCCCATATATTATAATCAATTATTCTTTGTGCTCCATTCATAAATTGAACTACTGGTAAATCATTTTCAAATTTAACCACAATACCTCTACTTCCATTAACTAATTCATTTTCAGGATCTAAATTATATATCAACATAACTTGACAATTTATAGTTAATTGTAATTGATTTTGTATTAGACATGATTTCATAAACTTATCGGGATCAAGTTTTCTCTTAGTCAAATTATGAAATTCTAATTGATATTCAAATACATCGCCATTTTTTTCAACTAATTTTTCTAATTCTTTATCGTTAATATAATCAACTGATGAGTTTAATGGATATAATTTAGTGGGTTTAATTTTATTATTTTTATCAAATTTAGCTTTTATACGTTTATTAATAATATTCTTAACTTCTTTTGATTTACGACCCATTCTAATTTCATTAAGACAATTTTGAAAAATTATATCATTTTGTCTTATTATATCAGTTAAATATATTGTATTATCTATAGTTTCATCCCATGTTTCTGCTTCAAAACAAAAATTTTCTGATCCTACACATGGTAATTGACAAAAGTCACCTGATAAAATAAGTTGTATTCCACCAAATGGAACAACATTATATCTGATAATTTGAGCGATTTCATTTAATTTATCAAAAAGTTCAGGACTTAACATTGATACTTCATCTATAACTAAAATATCTATAGTACGCCATCTTTCTCTGTAAAAAGCCCTTTTACGAATATTTGAAACTAATTGATTTATTGACTGAGTTCCTAATCCAATACCTAGATATGAGTGAAGTGTTGTTCCACCAATAATTACAGCAGAAACACCAGTTGTACTAGTAATTCCTACTTTTTTATATGTATTTTTTAAGAAATAATTTATTAACCAGCTTTTACCAACCCCGCCTCCACCAGTTATAAATACATTTTTACCATTTCTCATTAAATTATATGCTAATTCTTGTTTTTCATTTAACGTAGTCATTTGAAAATATTTTATAAACATAAAATATTTTCAATTTTAATTTTAAGCTTATTTAGTCTTAATCATGAGCTTAAGTCCAATTGCATTTAATTCTTGAAATAAAAGCTTACATGCATATGGTATATTAGTTAATTCAATTTTATCACAACCACATATATTACATAATTTAGTTGATGATGGTATTTGTCCACATTGTTTACAAACATGTATTTGATATGGATCACTCATTAGAAATAGTCTTGACAACAAAAATTGTGATGAACCATGACAAATAATACAATCTCGTTCCATTTCTCCAAATCGTAATCCACCTTCTCTTGATCGTCCTTCTAATGGTTGACGAGTTAACGATTGAACATTTCCATTATCACGAGCGTGAATTTTATCTTTGACAAGATGTTTAAGTCTTTGATAATATACAGGACCTATAAAAATTTTAGCGGTCATTTGTTCACCAGTAAAGCCAGATGTCATAGTTTCATAACCGTTATGTTGATAACCATGAGCCTCTAATTCTTTTTGCATTGTTTCAATTATATTAACACTTGATTCACTAAATGCAGTGCAATCTCTAAATTTCATATTCATTACACTAGATTTTGCACCAACACATTCAAGAAGTTGATTAATAGTCATCCGACTTGGTATACAATGAGGATTAATAATAATATCTGGGGTAAGTCCTTCATCAGTAAATGGCATATCTTCTTGATTAAAAATCATACCACATGTACCTTTTTGAGCCTCTCGAGATGCAAATTTATCACCAATTTCAGGAATACGCTGACTTCTAATTTTTACTTTAATTAAAGTATAACCATCTGGAGTTTTACTAATATATACTTTATCTACAATACCTTCTTCGCCATGTTTTACAGATATACTTGAATCAGTTTTATTGTTTTTCTCATGTTTAGTTTTTGTAATAACTCTTCCAATTATAATATCATTTTTTTCCACATATTCACCAATTCTTATAATTCCATTTTCATCAAGTTTCTGGTAATTATATGCTTTCATTCTAATATTTGGTTCAGGAAGAGAAATATTTTCAAAATAATTGGCTGATCTCTTTCTTTCAGTTGCACTAATTGTTCTAAATACAAAAGATCTAAAAAGACCTTTATCAACTGCAGCTCTATTCAATATAACTGAATCTTCTTGATTAAAACCTGAATAACAACCAATTGCAACAATACAATTAATACCAGAAGCCATTTTATTAAAACCAATACAGTCAGATACATGTGTATGAACAACTGGTTTTTGAGTATATTGTAATGTATGGACAACAGTATCAGTTCTAATATCATTTGAGACTGCATAAGTACCAATAGCTTGTTTACCCATTGCGGATTGATATGTATTGCGAGGTGATTGTGTATGATCTGGAAATGGAATAATACTAGCACATATACCTATTATTAAACTAGGATGAATTTCACAATAATTATATTTATATTCAGGATGAGAAAGTTCTTTTTCATTCATAGCAATAACACAATTATCAACTTCGTAGCTATCAAGATATCTAATAATATTATTTTCGACTAATTCATCCCAATTCATGTTCATTGAATCATTAATTAGTAATTTATTATCTTCAACCACTATTAATGGTCTTAATATACGACCAGCATCAGAAAATATATTAATTTCATTATCAATATCATTATAAGATATTGAAATAGATTTGTGCAATATATTTCGATCACGTTTTTCTTGTAAATCTTTTATAATATTGTTTGGATTTTTAGTACTTCCTATCCAAAATCCATTAATAAGTATTTTATAAGACTCATTTGAAATAATTTCAATATCAATATCATTAAGAAAATCTATACCATCAATTTTCGATACGATTTCTTTAATAATTACACTTGGAATATGATTAGATATTTTGGTAATTAATGTAAAATTTTTTACTATACCTGCAGAATGTCCTTCTGGAGTTTCTGCAGGACAAATATAACCAATTTGACTATTATGTAATTGACGAATTTTTGTATTTTTACCTTCTTTTCCAATTGGAATAACGAGACGTCTCAAGTGAGAAATTGTAGCACCATATGTTAATCTACATAAAATTTGAGATACACCCATTCTAATGTATGAGTTTTTTTGAACACCCCAATTGCCTGTAGAAAAACAATGTTTAATACCATGAGTAATTGTATTATATCTTGAAATCGCAATCATAATATCTTGTCGTTTTTGTAATTGAGGCTG